TGTATCCACTCAGGAAGCTCCTCGTACTTACCGTAGACAGTAGATTGTGTCAGTTCGATTCTATTATTAACTGTCTTACTTACTTCGATAGTATTGTTATCATCGTCATAGCAAACTCTAGTAATAGTATCTAGTAACAACTTACCGTCTCTTTTTGTTAGTTATACTACATCATAGCACTAACAAGCGATGTAATACAACTCGCCTTTAATTGCCATAAAACCAACATCAAGCGCCCAGTTACTTTCGCCATAGTTTTTGCTTTCTCCTTCTTTGCCCATGAAGTCAAGTGTAGCGACCTTGGTGGATACCTCTTCGGGCATCTCCTCGATCAAACCTGTCTTGAAGGTAACGAGTTGTTCGAGTGCGCCTTTTCCGTCATGCAAGATTGCAGTAAGTGTATACCGCCCGTTGTTAAGCCAAACTTGAATATAATCATGGTTGTTTTCTATGTGGGCTTGCTCACCTAATTCGGTCTTAAAATTCATTAAAGCAAGTTCAAGTCCGTCAAAAGGTAGGTATAGCGTACCGTCTTCGTTCAACTCTGGATTCTCTACCATCTTGATAAACTGAGGTATCCAGTTAAATTTGGCGTTCCCTAAACCTCCTCCTAATAACGCATCGATTACTTTCTTACCTTTATCTCGCATAACGCCCTCGAACTGGTCACCTGCGTTATCTTTCTCGTTAGAAACGATTCTACGTTGTCGGTAAAATAGTTCGTGTGGGTAGAAAGGACGTAAGCACTTACGTATGCGCTTCATGATCGTCTCAAGATTTGCAGAACTTGCCATGAAGCTGTTGCTATCTCCGTCCGTGTAAATACGGTTCCAGATGAAAGGTGATTTGAAACGATATTTATCTTTCTTGTCTCCTCCGTATAGCCCAGTGTAACCAATCGTGCCTAACGTGTAGGGGCAATCATCTACCGCTAGATAAAGCCAAGTCCACGTTTGTGCTAGGTCATCTTTAAGGAACTTTACATTCGGGAACTCGTGCTTGACCTGTGAAGCATACATAGCAAACGCTTCACTGTGTTGTGGGTCTGTGGCTGACACTTCTACGTAGTGGCGACTACTGCCCATAGGTGATTTAATAATCTCAATGCCAGCCGCACTGTTAAAACCCCTGTGATATTTGTGGTAATATGCTTCCACACTTGGGTCATTGAGGTCTATACTATCTAATATCTTCATTTAAGTCTCCTTTACTGCGCTCCGCAGTAGAACATTTTGGGTTTAAGTTTTTGTAATCAGGGTACACGCCAGAGCATACATTAGTAATGTATGCCCGCTCCGCTATCACTTCGTTGTTGTAATCGTGAGTACTTATCACAAGGTAAAAACCTATCGCTGTCGCAGCGAGGAGTAATCTAATCATGCTTCGTTCTCCTTCATATCTTGCACAATTTCGTTTTTGATTCGGGAAGCGGCCTTGCGGTCAAACTTCCCGATCAGTTTAATGTCACTCACCTTTACCTTGTAGGTAACGTGAGAGAGTCTCGGATTATCAACGAGAGCATACTCGATGTACGCTTGATGTCCCTCGTTGCTATCCGTGTACCACATGCGCCCGATCATTGTATATCTGCCGAGCTAACATGTACGTACTTACCTACTGGTGGCCTAGCACTAGGGTTATCCACAATTACCCACAACACAGGGTGATTCCACTCGCTCCACCCAGCACTCAGGTAACCATCGGTAAACACAATCGATGCGGTTGGCTTGATGTTGTTGCATTGTAGGTACTTAGTAACACAACGAACATCTGTACCGCCCCCACCGTGTGCATGCTTGACCTCCAAGGTATCTAGTTCATCTTGTTGGTACTCCTCGTGTACTACGTCAGTGTCCCAAAAGAGAACGTGTAGCTTGTGTGGCTTGATCGTTGAACACACGCTTTTCAACTCTGCCAAGAAGTAAGGCAGGACATTCCAACAACTACCAGAGGTGTCCATATCGCAGGACAACTCTGGCACCGTGTCCGATACAGGCGTTGGTAAGTAGATATCAGAACCAACGAACCTACGGTTAGGACGGGCATAAGTACCGTACTCCCTACCCGCGCATTGCTCCGTGGCAAAGTCTCGTAACACCTTGCGCCAGTTGACCTTGGGGCGTAGCAGTTCCTTGATGTCATCTGACATGTTACCACCTGCCTTACCTGCCAAGATAGCACCCTCACGCAGTGCGCTGTCTACTTCGGCCTCAAGTTCTTCGGCTTCTTCATCGGTCAGTTCTTGTGCGCCTTCCCAATCGTGTTCGTCAAACCCTTGGCTACTGCGCTCCGCAGTAGAACCACCTTGGCTTCCTTGCTCCTCTTTCTCTTTGTAGAGTAAGTCGAACACCTGTTGCGTGTTCATGCCTCGGTACTTCTCAGAGAGTAGACCACCCTTGGGCATCTTGGCGAAACCGTCCTTTTTGTTCTCGTCCACGAGCATTAAGTTAATCACGTAGTCACAAGAACCGTTAGCGCACTCGTGGTCTTTGTCGTGTAAGTGCTTCCACGTACGCAAGTGTCGGAACAATTTGTGGTATACCTCGTGCAAGACAAGGAACCGTAGCTCCTCGTCTGTCAGAGATTCCAGAAACGCCCGATTGTACATAACGTCTCGGCCATCGGTACACGCTGTCGGTACGCTTGGGTCATCGGTAACTATACTTGCCCCGTGCATAAGTATGCTGGCTAGATATAAGTACCTATCTTTGTTGATAATCTCAACGAACGCCCGTTCGAGACGTTGTTCTTGAGTAAGAGTTGATAGTTGCATTAGTCACCCCCTTCCTTATGAGTACAAGTAGTGATTCTCACGACACCAATCAGTAAACTTCTTGTTGGTAGTGAGTAACTCTTTCTTGTGGTAGTTCTTGGCACGAACGCCATTGGCGAACAAACCCTGCGCTTCCTTGTTGAGTCGGTTCATGTAGGTAACCCATGAGTTGACCCAATCACGCTCCATGACTGCCAACGCTCTGTACACAACCATACACACAGCGGAGTTACTGGTAGGTACTAACGCAGTCTCAGGTGACTCCTTGATAGAATCGATGGTGGGTAGTTGGTCAGCCAAGTCGATGAACGCTACGAGGTCACGAGCGGCGCTTTCTCCAATGGCACCAGTAAGTCCTGCTCTCAAGGTAGTCTTAGTCAGCCCGTCCCGATGGTTGAGTATAAAACTCGCCATAGATAACGACCGAGGAGTAACGAACGCTTCGCGTTGCGCCTGTGGGTGGAAGATATAAGGATTGTCTTCGGGATTGGGTACGTCTTCAAAAGACTGTAACACTTGTGGAAACTCTTTAACGAACCCCAAGATGGCAGGGTTTATATCGTTAGCGATACCCCAATCGATCCACTCGACTGCCTTGTGCTTACGCACCTTGACCTTGATAACTCGATCAAGTTGATGCGGTAACAGTAGGTCACCGACCCCTTCGCTTCCCTTGTTGGTAGTAGCGTAGACAATCGAATCAGGGTGCAGTTCGTACATACCAATCTTACGTTCTAAGCAGAACCTAGTCAGCGCACGTATCACGCCTTGGTTACCCTTACCAAACTCGTCAATGCAAACTAGCACTGGTTTGTTGAGATGAATACCTAGTTCTTCATTGACGGCAAACTGTACCACGTTGCTGTCGTTGATCGTTGCCACCTTGGGTATCAGCATGTCACCGATGTCCTTGGTAGTAGTATCAAACAGTATCGGAGTGTGGTCAGGGAATCGCTTGGCAAGCATATCTAGTGTTGAGGTCTTGCCGTTACCCATGTCACCTTCGAGTAGTACGGTTAGCTTGTGCCCGACCTCGGCAATGAAGTCAACGCACTCGTCAAGTTGTAGTTCTAGTCCTGTGTTAAGTCTTATTTCTGACATAAGTAGTCTCCTAATTTTTGAAAAGTATCTACTGCCATCCGCAGTAGGTTAGATGTTTAGAGTAGGTATTGACTTCAACACCTGCTCCGCTGTGGTACGTACTCTCTGGCGTGTCGTGGTGTTACCCTTCAACATGTCAGAACTTACGCCTGTGAGGGTGGTTTCCAACGAAAGTATTGCGTTGTTCATCGTCGGATCATCACCCCAGTTTGCGGCCTTCATCATCTTGATGATGTCTAGTACGTTAGGCACTAGCGTGGCCTTGAACCCTGCTTCTTTCGGTTCACCGTTCTGCTTGTAACCACGAACGCTACCGTCAAAGTTGGATTCTTGTAATTGGTTTACCATGTTGGTCAGCGGTTGCGATAACCGTTTCCATAGGTCAGCCGTTGTCTGCTCGATGATACGTGCATAGGCCGTGTCACAACTTGTCTGTAACTCTGCCAGTGCTTCCTTGCCAACGTCCACGCGGAAGTCGCCAGAGTTGGGTACAGGTATGTAGTCGTAGCAAATCGAGAACCTAGCGTTGACCTGCTCCTTGGTATCGTAGTCACCTGCATCGAACAAACTGCCTAGCTCGATGTTGACCTTCTTGAGTTCAAACTCGTAGCTGTCCACAAACTTAGTAACTCGCTCGTGGAACTCTTTTTCGGCCTCGACTGCCCACGCCTTGTAATCAGGTAGCATGGCGGTAGGTAGTAACCTCGTGCCACGTTCGCCCCACGGCATAGTCAGCTGGATATGTTGCTTGCGAACCCTCGCCACGTAGTTGTGCAAGTCCTTGAGGAGATGCGACTTGGGTAACAACTCCTTGATGACCTTGGCAGAATTCTCTACTGCTTGGTTCATGGAAGTTACTTGCTCAGACGCTCTCGTGTCCTTCTTACTACCCGACCACTCGGTGATGGTCAGATCAACCAAGATAGCAGAACTACGTATGTCAGGTATATCTACTTGGATCGGGTTCTGGTGTTGGGTGGATTGTTGCGTGAGTTGTTCACCGTCCGACTCTACTGCGCTCGGCAGTAGGACACCTTCCGATGGTTGACTCTGCTGTTCTGATCTTTCTTTTACCTTGTTTATGATACCCATTTGTTACTCCTAGTTTTTGAAAAGTATCTACTGCGTTCCGCAGTAGGTCGAAGGCCGAGCACTGATCTGTAAAAATTTTTCAATATCCCAGCCATAAACATATTATCTCACGGGTAGCTACATATGTCAATTCGTGTAGTTTAGTGTCTCTTTATTGCTTTTTAGGTAATGTCCTATGTAAAAGTATAATGTTCTACTAATGTGGTTACCTAAGTTTTTGAAATGTAAGCAATGTTCTAATGTTCGCATTTTCTGAGAGAGGACAAGGGAAAAATATGTGCTGGCGAATCCGCGAACAATAGGGAGAGACTTTAAAGTATTTGGACTCTCTTTTTGAAAAAACGAACATTATAAATACAATTATAGTTATAGATATAGATAGATAAGATTAGTAATAATTACATAGGCAAACACCACCACTATCTAACACCAATAACCACGAATACATAATGTACGCACATTGAAAAAAAAAGCGAACATTGCAAGAACATTGTCCCGAAAAAACGAACATTGTCTACTGCGGGGCGCAGTAGGGCGAACATTGTCTACTGCGGGGCGCAGTAGGTTCTTACGTCAGGCTCAACGCAGTCGCGGGAACTGGTATTATTGCTAGGCATGGCGGCTCGGACTCAACGCAGTCGAGGTAACTGGCATCGATTTTTTTGGGCAAAAAAAAGGGAGCCGATTGGCTCCCTAAATGTTCCAGTGTAGATTTTAGGAATTGACTTTCTTCAGCAATTTTTCTACTTCCTTGATTGCTTTGATAATCGCCTCAAAATCTACGGGAGCAGTATTTTGCTCGTTTTCAGGTAGCTTTGCTTCAGCGTCCTTGAGCGCTAAAACCGTTGCTGATAACTCACTAACCATGTCCTCTAATTTAGCTTTATCGCTTTTAGGTAATGAGTCGTCCTTACCCTTAACCACTGGATTCGCCTCACGATAGGCTATCGCTTTCGGGTCCAGCTTGAGCAATTTAGTTTGAAGCTTGTGAAGCTTAGAGGAAGTTTGTTTTTTGCCAGCGTCCCAAATCTTTTTAGTGGATTTGTACCCGCCTAATTCGCCGTTGCCATAAAGCTCTTTAAACTTTGGATCAGCGTTATCAGATAGGCTTTTACCATCTTCAGCAAATTGCGAGTATAGCTTGTTACCCTTAACTGGAAAGGTTGCGATGTACTCGAATAGAGGAGCATAGACTTTATACTTCCCACCGAAAAACGTGTCACTGTTAAAGAGTGCAATTCTCGAACAGAAGACCAAAGTCTCCCACGTTTTGGTTTTCTTATCGTGCAAACTCTTCACACCGTCAATCTCGCCAACGTGGGGCGAGATAAGAGCACCTGACATACCAGTCTCAGCTAGATCAGCGAACAAATTATTTACCCTTGAGTCAGCTTGATCTAGCAAGTTGATATTCTGAACCACTGCAGGAATGGCGTCCTTGGTCAGCTTGCGTTTGCCATTTAGCTCTAACTCTTTAGACCCATGGCCGTCGGCGATGATGTCCGCTTTTACCGCTTGCACGTTGAATGCGTTTTTAATATCCATAATGTTTCCTTTTCTTTCTGGTCTACTGCGACCCGCAGTAGGTGGGGTTGCGGGCATTGGCGCCCTCCAACGAAAACAATCTTCTCAAATCGGGAGGGCAATGTCAATTCTTACAGTAAGCACTTACAGAAGCCCCATACCCCAATCGCACAGTCTGGTACCATACGCGCGTATATATTACTAATTTGCACGAACGACTCCTAAAATTTTGAGATTGGTCTCGACCCCCCTCTCACAGGAAACACCCCCCTTGTTAATTTAAGTCCCCCCTTGTAAAAAAATTTTTTTCATGTATAAATCGGTTTTACGGCTTAGACCTGCGACTACATATGACACTGAAGGTAAAACCTGAAATAGCGGTAGATATACCTGAATCCGACCTTGAGCTAGACTTACCCGAAAAGATGGAGGCCGCAGCTACTACCGCAGTAGAGTTGGCCGAGCATGGGGTTAACTTAAAACCCACCAAAGAAGACCAAGAGAACGCTGCTAAGTTAGTGGCCGCTTACGCAGAAGACCCTGAAGGTACTTCTAGTAAAGTCACTTTGAAGAAAACGGCAACCCTGACTCCCGCCTCGTTAGTGCTTACTGATGCTATACTCAAAGAGTTCGGGCAGTCCGTTGTAGAAAGTTCCTTACATATCAGACACTTAGTGACCAATAAGTTATTATTAGAGTCTGAAAACCCCGACCCACGTATTCGCATGAGAGCCTTGGAGCTACTAGGTAAGATATCAGATGTGGGTCTCTTCTCTGAAAAGTCCGAGGTGACGATCACGCATCAGTCTACAGATGACCTGCGGGCGAAGTTGAAAGGTAAATTGGAGAAGCTGGTTGCGGGAGAAGTGTTAGAAGAGGCGGTTGTCGTAGATGTGGACGAGGAGTTAGGCATAGAAGACTACGATGACTGAGGCCGCGTTAGACTTTTCGGAAGAAGAAATCCAGAAGATGCTGGATAACATTGATTCTTTTTCGCCTGACGAGGTAGTAGAGATAGATCGTATTGTTGATGAGCTATCTTCTCGTAGACAGAATGAGTTGGCTTTCAACGACCTGATAGAATTTTGTAAACGTATGCAGCCTGATTATATTGTGGGAGCGCACCACCATATATTAGCAAATATGCTCATGGACATTGAGCAGGGCAACAAAGACAGAATATGCGTCAACATACCGCCAAGACACGGTAAGTCACAGTTAGTATCTATTTACTTCCCAGCGTGGTTCTTGGGTAGGAACCCGAATAAGAAAGTGATGATGGTGTCGCACACGACTGATCTGGCGGTGGACTTTGGTAGAAAGGTGCGAAACCTGATAAGTACTGACGAGTACAGAAGTATCTTCCCCGTGGTCAGTTTGGCTTCAGATTCTAAATCAGCAGGTAGATGGAATACAAACGTGGGTGGGGAATACTACGCTTGTGGTATTGGCTCGTCTATCGCAGGTAGAGGCGCAGACCTATTATTGGTGGACGACCCCCACTCTGAGCAGGATGTGATTAACGGTAACTTTGAGGTGTTCGAGAAAGCCTACGAGTGGTTTACCTTTGGAGCACGGACTCGTCTGATGCCGGGAGGCCGTGTGGCAATCATACAAACCAGATGGCACATGGATGACCTGACGGGCAGGGTGACACGAGATATGGTGAACAATGATCGCTCTGACCAATATGAAGTGGTGGAGTTTCCAGCAATCATAGACACCGCAGACAAACAGAACAAACCCGTGCAAAAACCTTTGTGGCCTGAGTTTTTTAATTTAGAAGCGTTACTACGCACCAAAGCGTCCATGCCGACCTTCCAATGGAACGCACAGTACCAACAAGAACCTACCGCAGAGGAAGCGGCTCTGGTCAAACGAGAGTGGTGGCAGTCATGGGAAAACGAATCGCCCCCTATGTGTGAGTACATTATTATGTCCCTAGATGCAGCAGCGGAAACTCATAACCGCGCTGACTATACTGCGCTCACTACGTGGGGGGTGTTTTTCAACGAAGAGGCAAATGCGTACCACATCATTTTGCTGAATAGTATAAAGAAGCGTCTGGAGTTCCCTGAACTAAAAGACCTAGCGATGGAGGAGTATAATGAGTGGGAGCCTGACTCCTTCATCGTGGAGAAGAAGAGTGCGGGCACGGCTCTGTATCAGGAGATGAGACGCATGGGACTGCCCGTGCAGGAGTACACGCCACACAGGGGGTCGGGGGACAAGCTGGCACGGTTGAATTCGGTTGCAGATATTGTAGCATCAGGTATGGTGTGGATGCCGATAACGAGGTGGGCAGAAGAAGTGATAGAAGAGATTGCAGGGTTTCCATTTATGAGCCATGATGACCTCGTGGACAGCACCGTTATGGCACTAATGAGATTCAGACAAGGTGGGTTTATCCGTCTACCAACGGATGAGCCAGAAGAGATTAGCTACTTCAAACAGAAACGAGGTGGGTACTACTAATGGCTGAACAAGGGATAGCTTCTTTGGTACCACTTAATACGAGAGCTTTTTTTCGGAACCTTATGCGTGATGAGGGGGACACTAGCAGTCTCCTTACCGCAGAAGACTTTACTGACGATCAAATTGAATATATCTATAAAGAAATAGAAAGACAAACTGCGAAACAAGATGATATAAAAGAAAGGGCTGAGACGTTCCTTGAAGTGGCGCGAAAAGCGCTTGATCCGTCTTCTCCTGAAGGCAAACTTTATCGGCCACAGGAAGGTGTAGGGTATACTGTTTCTGACCCCGAAAAGGTGACGTACGAACAATTTATGGCACTTGATGACCCTGCTGGACGAGAAGTAGTAGCTCGTGGGGCTACTCGGTCTAGTGCAGATGCACCAAGAGAATATTATCAAAAATATAAAATCCCCCGTACTGAAGCAGAGGTTACAGCACTCATACAAGATGAAATAGATAAAGCCGAGGGACTACTAAAAAAATATAAAGGTAATGAGACTGATGTTATATACGACTACAAGTATGGTGAGGGTATCAACGAGTACAACCCCCTTACTGTAATTAAAAAGGCTTTTACTTCAGATGCGTATAACATAGCAACAACATTGGGGCAGTTTAAGGCCATTAAGAATAAAGATGGTACAGTAACGATTAGAGATACATATAATTGGACGGGTCAAAGAGGCGATCCCGAAGGAGAAATTGATGTATCTCTTTCAGACTTTATAAAAAATTTACCTAAGATGTTAAGTCCAGAAATTGCAGGTAACCTATTAATGAGGTCTTTATTCAAAGACAAACAAAGCCCTGTTGAATTTACTTTACCTCCCAGACAAACCACTGAAATGCCCGAAAGCTACCGTGATGGCGGGCGTGTGAGACTAATTTAGGAGTATTATTAATGGCTATTGAAAAAGGTCTATATACAGCACCAAAAGGATTGGAAGAAGAGAGGGGTGAAGGGTTAGAAATAGAGATAGTTGACCCTGAAATGGTCACGTTGGATGACGGTAGTATGGAGATAACCATAGTCCCTGATGCCAACATAGGAGATATAACCGCTTTTGACGCTAATTTAGCAGAGTTTTTAGAAGAAGATCAGCTATCTATTATGGCAAATGAACTGATGGAGATGGTTGAGTCGGACATGGACGCTCGAAAAGAGTGGGCAGACACCTTTGTAAAAGGACTCGACGTGCTTGGATTCCATTATGAAGAGCGTTCTGAGCCTTGGGAAGGGGCTTGCGGGGTGTATTCCACTGTTTTATCCGAAGCTGCCATACGTTTTCAGGCAGAAGCCATGAGCGAAACTTTTCCTGCGGCTGGTCCAGTGCGAACAAAAGTTATTGGAGAGGAAGATAAGGACACATTAGAGGCCGCAGACCGTGTAAGAGCGGATATGAACTACGAATTGACCGAAAAAATGGTCGAATATAGGTCAGAACACGAAAGATTGCTCTACAGTTTGGGTTTATCGGGGTCTGCGTTCAAAAAAGTCTACTTTGATCCCAATTTAGGGCGGCAAGTTGCTCTATATATACCCGCAGAAGACGTAATTGTGCCTTATGGGGCTTCAAATATAGAAACCGCAGAGCGTGTAACGCACATAATGCGAAAAACTAAGAACGAATTGCGTAAATTACAGGCAAGTGGCTTCTATAAAAACGTAGATTTAGGAGAACCCGCGCCTTACCACTCTGATATCGAAGAAAGAAAAGCTGAAGATGAAGGTTTTTCTCTTACTGACGACAATAGGTATGCGGTTTACGAAATACACGCTGATTTAGTAATAGAAGGTGTGGATTCAGAGGACGATATTGCTAAACCTTACGTAGTTACGATAGAAAAAAGCAGTAATGCGGTGCTTGCCATCAGAAGAAACTGGAATCCTGATGACTCGCTTCAATTAAAACGGCAACACTTTGTACATTACGTGTATGTCCCCGGATTTGGCTTCTATGGCCTTGGTCTTATACATATCGTAGGGGGGTATGCACGGGCGGGTACGTCTATTATACGGCAGTTGGTGGATGCAGGTACGCTTGCTAATCTTCCGGGGGGTCTGAAATCTCGTGGGTTACGGATAAAAGGAGACGACACTCCGATAGAACCGGGTGAGTTTAAAGATGTAGACGTACCTTCTGGTAGCATAAAAGACAACATTATGCCGCTACCTTACAAAGAGCCTAGCCAAACACTATTGGCCTTACTCGACAAGATAACGAATGAAGGTCGCAGGTTAGGAGCAATTAGTGACATGAATATCTCTGATATGTCAGCTAATGCACCTGTAGGTACTACCTTGGCGTTACTAGAGAGAACTTTGAAGCCCATGGCAGCAGTTCAATCTCGTGTTCACTACGCCATGAAACAAGAGTTTAAGTTACTTAAAGCAATCATGGCCGAATATGCCCCTGCGGAATACGGCTACCAACCTAATCGTGGAGAAGTTAGCGCAAGACAATCTGACTATATGATGGTTGATGTCATACCTGTTAGCGATCCAAATAGTTCTACGATGGCGCAGAGGGTAGTTCAATACCAAGCCGTGTTACAGATGTCGCAGTCAGCACCGCAGATATATAATCTTCCACAGCTACACAGGCAGATGATAGAAGTTTTAGGTATAAAAAACGCAGAAAAGCTTGTTCCTATAGAGGACGATGCAGAACCTGTAGATCCAGTTAGTGAGAATATGAACGCACTTATGGGTAAACCTTTAAAAGCGTTTATCTATCAAGACCATTCTGCTCACATAGCAGTGCATGAAACCTTTATGAAAGATCCTATGATCCTTCAAGCGTTAGGTAAAACCCCACAAGCACAGCGAATATTAGGAGCACTACAGGCACATATATTAGAACACTATGCGTTCTTGTACAGACAGCAAATTGAAGAAAATCTGGGGGCACCTTTACCGCCTCCTAACGAGCCGTTACCAGAAGAGATTGAAACGTCTATGGCTAGATTAGTGGCTCAAGCGGCACAACAACTAACACAAGGCAACCAACAGAAAGCCGCGCAAATGCAAGCACAGCAAAGAGCACAAGATCCAGTTATACAGATGCAACAACAAGAACTGCAACTTGAAGCGCAAAAAATACAACAGAAAGCACAAAAAGATATTGCAGATATACAACTTAGAGTGGCAGAGCAAAAACGCAAACAGCAGAAAGATACAGTCGATGCGTTGATGGATAATAAAGAGTTAAATTTAGAAGCGAAAGAACTAGAGTTGGAAGCTAAAAAAGCAGGAGTAAAGTTAGCTTTAGACACAGAAAAACAAAAAAATAAAATGGACATGGACCTTTTAAAAGCCATGCAAGAAAATAATCAAGAATAATGGCAGATAATTTATTTACAGTGTTAAAGAAAAAGTTTGAAGAAGATAGAACTTCTGCTATAGAATCTCTTGCATCTGGAGGAGCTAAAGACTTTGCCCAGTACAAAGAAACAACAGGTTACATTCGAGGTCTGGAAACCTGTATGCGAACTGTAGAAGACCTCTCGCGCAATTACATGGAAGATGATGATGAGTGAAGCTGAAAATATAACTGATGAACAGTTAGAAGCTATGATCCCCTTGCCTGTGGGCTATAGAGTGCTTATAGCACTGCCGCAGGTAGAAGAGACGTTTGATGGCACCGATCTTCTTAAATCGTCACAGACGAGGAATGAAGAACATATCATGTCAATAATAGGGTTAGTTGTAGATATGGGTGAACAAGCGTATGCCGATGAAGAGCGTTTTCCTACAGGCGCATGGTGCAAACAAGGCGATTATGTCATGTTTCGCGCTAATTCAGGCACACGTTTCAGGATAGGCAACACTGAGTATCGTCTTATGAACGATGATTCTATAGAAGCTGTTGTCCCTGACCCCACTGGAATATCACGAGTATAAGGACTTATCATGCCATTTCAAAAAGTAGAATTTGAGTTTCCTGATCCTGATGCTGTTGAGACAAGCACTGAGATAGAAATAGAACCCTCTGGAGAGATAGAAGTGGAAATACCGGGAAATGAAAAACCCGTTGTCGAAGCAGAAGCAGAGGTAGAAGTAGAAGTAGAAGTTGAACCTGAATCTGAACCCGAGGTGGAGATAATCAATGACGTACCCGAAAAGGACAGGAATCGTACCCCGTCTGAACCACCTGAAGATGTTACTAAAGAAGAACTGGCTAGTTATTCAGAAAAAGTACAAAGAAGAATACGACACTTTAGTAAAGGATATCACGATGAACGGAGAGCTAAAGAGACGGCTGAAAGAGAGCGTGATGAACTTGAACGAGCAATGCGAAACGTATTGGCTGAAAATAATGCACTTAAAGACACGGTTAGTAGGAACCAAGACACTTTACTTAAACAGGCTAGGCACAGTGTTGATGGAGAGTTATCACAAGCAAAAGAAGCGTTTAAAGCAGCGCATGAGTCAGGTGATACAGAGGCTCTTTTAAGTGCTCAAGAACGCTTTACTAATGCAAAACTAAAAGCAGATCGTTTAGTTACACTTGAAGATTCTCCAGAAGAAGTACAAAATACAGCTAATGTACAAGAACAACTTACTAATACTCCTCCTCCTGATCCAAAAGCGATGGAGTGGAGAAAGCAAAATACTTGGTTTACTAATCCTAATTATGAACCAGAAACGCAATTTGCGTTAGGATTACACAAACAGATTACCCAAAAAGAAGGGGTACCTGTTGGTAGCGATGAATACTACGAGAAAATAAATTCTCGTATGCGAGAAAAGTTTCCTGAATTATTCGAGGAAACCAATGAACGGGAGGTAAGTACCCCTAAACAAAAAGTAAGAAGTGTGGTTGCACCCGCTACGCGGAGCACAGGACCAAAGAAAGTTTGGTTAAATCAATCACAAGTCGCTTTGTCAAAACGATTAGGACTTACCCCTGCACAATACGCCAAACAGTTGGCATTAGATGCGAGGAAACAATAATGGCTCAGAATAGACTAGATCGCCAGTTAGAAACAAGGGAAAGAACAACCCGAAAAAGGCATTGGCAGCGACCAGAAGTTTTACCTTCTCCCACGCCTGAAGAGGGTTATGTTTTCCGTTGGATACGAGTAGCGTCTCGTGGTACAACTGATGCCACAAATGTTTCCTCTAAATTACGAGAAGGTTGGGAACCAGTAAAAGCGGTAGATCATCCAGAGATTACATTAGTCAGCGTAGAGAACGAGAAGTTTTCCGACAATATAGTGATGGGTGGATTGATGCTTTGTAAGGCTCCAAAAGAGATGGTAGAGGAGCGTAGCGAATATTACGAAACTCAAACTAAATCTCAGATGCAGTCCGTGGATAACAACCTTATGAGAGAAAGTGATGCTCGTATGCCTATCTTTAATGATAGAAAGACGAAAGTTACTTTTGGAAACGGAACTTAACTATAGGAGTGTATAAGCGATGGCTTATCCAACTATTGCTGCCCCTTATGGGCTACTTCCGGTAAAACTGTTAAGCGGTGTCCCTTTTGTTGGTACGACTCGGCATTATTCTATTGCTAGTGGCTACGGTACTAATATTTTTTACGGGGACGCTGTTAAACTTGTTACCGGAGGCACTGTCGAGCGTGATACGTTTGATGCTGCCATGACACCTATTGGTGTCTTTTTAGGGTGTTCATTTACTGACCCCGGTACAAGTCAGCCTACGTTCAAGCAGTATTATCCTGCTAGTACGGCAGCGTCTGATATACAAGCTTACGTTGTAGATGCCACAGATGTGCTGTTCAAAGTAGCAGTTGTATCTTCGGGCGAAACGATTGGTGATCTGGCAATTACTGATATAGGTGCTAATGTAGCTGGTGTGGATAACACTGGTAGTACCATTACTGGTAATTCTAAGAGTGCCATATCTGACACTTCCGCAACAACTAGCTCGCTACCTTTTCGCATTGTCGATCTAGTGCAAGAGACTAAAAACTCTTCAGGTGGCTTCACAGAGGCTCTTGTCAAGTGGAACGCTGGACATGCCTTCGATAATACAACCGGAATATAGGAGTAGCGTAACATGGCAATATCACGCGCCCAATTACTAAAGGAACTCCTACCCGGACTGAACGCTTTGTTCGGATTGGAGTACGCCAAGTATGGCGAAGAACACGCAGAGATTTTTGAAACAGAATCTTCTGATCGTTCTTTTGAAGAAGAAACCAAGCTGTCTGGTTTTTCTGCGGCACCTGTTAAAGACGAAGGCTCTGCCATCGAATATGACAATGCTCAAGAGACTTTCACAGCTAGGTACACACACGAAACCATCGCAATGGGTTTCTCAGTGACGGAGGAAGCTATAGAGGACAACCTTTACGACTCCCTCTCTGCTAGATACACCAAGGCATTGGCTCGTGCAATGGCTTATACCAAGCAAGTAAAAGCTGCTGCTATATTGAATAATGCTTTTGCTGCTGGTACTACTTATGGTGACGGACAGACCTTATGTTCTACTGCTCACCCATTAGTATCAGGTGGTACTAACTCAAACCGCCCCGGCACCAACGCTGACTTGAATGAGACTTCTTTGGAAGCCGCTGTCATTCAAATTGCTGGTTGGACGGACGAGCGTGGTTTGTTGATTGCCGCTAGGCCAACTAAGCTAATCATTCCATCTGACCTACAGTTTGTGGCAACACGATTGTTAGAAACAGAAGGAAGAGTTGGAACCGCAGATAACGATATCAATGCGCTTCGCAACAATGGTGCTATTCCCGGTGGATACTCAGTTAATCACTATCTGACAGACACAGATGCGTGGTTCTTAATGACTGACGTACCTAACGGACTCAAGCACTTTGTGCGAACTCCGATGTCTACATCTATGGATGCTGACTTTGATACGGGCAACAGCCGTTATAAAGCGAGGGAAAGATATTCATTTGGAGTATCAGATCCGCTTGGCATTTTCGGTTCACCCGGAGCATAATATTAGGGGGGTGTAAAAGCCCCCCTTTTTGTTCTATCCTGACAGTCTTATGACTGACACTAGCCACGACAGGAGGATACATGGCTAAAACTACTTTTAACGGCCCCGTTCGTTCCGAAAAGGGGTTTCAAATGGTTTCAAAGAACGCTACTACTGGTACGGTTACCGTAACTAGTGGTGATAAGTGGGCTGTTGAAGCTACTGGAGGTGCAGGTATTGAAGGCACTGCCGCTGTTTACGTCACTCAAGTTAATCGTTTAAAAAGCGATGTAGATACAAACGTCAACATTGTCAAGTCAACTATTATGATTGATCTAACAGGTTTGAAAGACGGTGGCACTGCAGGTGACATTATTGGTAAAGATGGTTCTGGTGTTGCGTTTATCGGGCAAGTAACCACTGCTAATCAAGGCACAGTGTTTGGCGTTACCATGACTTGTTTAGAAACTCCTGCTGGAGGAAGCACAGACATTGACTTGTTCTCTGCTACAGAGGGCACAGGTGTTAATGACACTGCTATTGGTGATTTGACAGAAACTCAAATTATTAATGCTGGTGCTGCTTCTGCTGGAACAATGGTTGCTGGTGGAGACATTGCAGCAGACCAATACTTATATCTTGTGAGTCAAGGCACTGGCGATGCAACATACACTGCTGGGCGGTTTATGATTGAAGTTGTCGGCTATGATGTAGCATCTTAATTGGAGGTAAATTACTATGGCCTTAAAAGGTTCAGGTAGTGATGTAACATCCAGTTTTATAACTGCTGCTGCCGCAGATCCAGATGGTATTTCGACTGCCGCTAGTGTTAGTGGAGCCGCTAATTTAACTATCGGGGGCGCACTAGCTAGTGGAGGGTCTGTTACTATGGACTCCCCTAGAAACGTCACCATACTCTCTGCGTCTGATGATTCTGGTATTACTTTTACAGTTACTGGAACAGATGAATCTAATAATGCTCAGACTGAAGTAATTACAGGGGCTGACTCTACCACTGCAACAGGAACTAAGTTCTTTAAAACAGTGACTCAGATAGCCACTTCTGGTTCTTCAGCGGGTAATGTTAGCGCAGGTTCTGGCACTAGTTGTTGTGGAGTTATCTCCGTAGCACGTTGCCGATTACGTGGTATTTATGTGGTCAACGGTAGTTCAGCCGCTACTATTGTGTTTAGGGAAGGTTCTGGCACAGGAACCATAAAAATGCAGTTTGCTACGGTTGCAGGAGTAAGCACCAACTCTTACCCTGACGTTCCTGATGACGGTCTCTTATTTGTGGGTGGAGGGTTTGTTACCTTTACCGCAGTAACAGACCTTACAGCGATGACTACATTCTTTTCTTAATATGCGTACTTATTATAAGAGAGGCGGCAGAATAAAAGGGAAAGGCATGAAAGGCATGTCGGTTAAAAGTGGGGATAAACGACCCACTAAATCGGGTGCTGGCATGACTGCTAAAGGGGTTGCTAAATATCGTAGAAACAACCCCGGAAGCAAATTACAAACAGCCGTAACAGAAAAGAAGCCTACAGGTAAAAGAGCAGCAAGAAGAAAATCCTTCTGCGCTCGTTCTGCAGGACAGATGAAGAAGTTCCCTAAAGCGGCTAAAAACCCAAACTCTAGGTTGAGACAAGCTAGAAGAAGGTGGAGATGTTAAGTGGCTTTTTTACAATCGAATGTACCGTATTTCAAAGCTTGGGTGCGAAGAGAGTATACAAAGAACATGGAGATGTATCATGGTGAGTTCTTACACGCTATGGTCGTCGCTGTTACGAGTATGCCTAATAGATGCCTTAGTTTTCAGGTCATATTTACCGGGTGTGAGTCTGACGACACTGATGAACCGAACGTACATGGTGGGGCTATGTGGGCAAGGATGCCGATAACGGCACTAGTTGGAGATACCCCTCTGGAAGAGTGGCCTACAGAGTTACCTGTTTGGGCCGCACAACCTTGGGATTGTATGTCCCACGAACATGCGGTTTATAAAATAAACAGAGCTACTCCTGCACCTTGGATAGCCAAAGTGGATGGTGAGTTCTACCCAGCTAAATATTATTTTACTGTTGATTATACTAACAGTGAGATTGCAGATGACCCCGCACAACACAAACAAAGCCATGTGTTAGAACTGTTAGACGCAGGAGAATACACAGGTAACATTGTTGCATTACCAAATAATAGAGTTCGCGTGACCCACCCTGCTTGGTTCGAGACAGGAGAAGGCGCACCAGACTTTAGACCCAACCAACATATCTATAATTCTAAAGAAGATGTAGAGTATGTTTGGGATACGGCAAGAGTATTTAACAACTTATATAGTGAGGACGGAGATGGCGAATAGAGAAATACCTGAAGGCAATAAGGGTTTACCTAAGTTACCCAAATCAGTAAGAAATAAAATGGGATTCATGAAAACAGGAGGCGATGTGAAAAAGAAAGGCATGGCTACGGGTGGTATGGCTAAAGGTATGCCCGCTGGAGGTATGAAGAAAAAGAAAAAAGGCATGGCCGTTGGTGGTATGGCTAAAGGTATGCCCGCTGGAGGTATGAAGAAAAAGAAGAATATGGCTGACGGTGGTATGGCTAAGAAAAAGAAGGGCTACGCTATGGGCGGCATGAAAAAGGGCTACTCAAAAGGTGGCGCAGCGGGCGGCAAGCGTAAAGGTAAAGTACGTGGCGTTAGAATTGCTACTAAAGGCTTTAGACCCGCAAAAATGGTTAAGATGAAAGGTTCTTAATATGCGAAGATACTATAAAAGCGGAGGCAAGATTTGCCCTAAAGGTAAAGCTTGGGCAAAACGCACATTCGATACTTACCCTTCTGCTTATGCAAATATGGCAGCTAGTAAGTATTGTAAAGATCCTAACTATGGTAAGAAATCAAAGAGAAAATAGATGGGTGAGCTAAAGAAATGGCGTGACCAAGATTGGGTTCGTATAGGCACTGATGGCAAGATAAAAGGCAAATGCGGTACTTCTAAAGATAAGAAGAACCCTGATCGGTGTTTACCTCGCAGTAAAGCGAATAGTCTGTCGCGTAAACAAAGAGCCACTACTGCTAGAAAAAAGAAACGAGAAGGTAGCAAAGGAAAAACTGTTGTGAAAAATACAAAAGCTGCGGAAGTAAAACTTAGTGGGGGTGGTCTAGCTAGGAAACGTAGACACCACAAAGGATGCGGTGCTGTTATGAACAACCGAAGAAAGAAAACTTTATACGCGTGAGGTCATAATGAAAAAACTTGAGGTGTTCCAAAATGGCGTGTTTTCTGCTACAGGCTTGCCTGTATATCAGATAGGCACTAAAAACGAGGATGGTACTTATACTATTGTTGTGTACGACCTTATGGATGAAAGCCAAGCTAAAGCAAAGTTACAGGAACTACAACCTGAAACTAAAGTAGAAGCAAAGCCTAAAACAAAGCCTAAAGCTAAACCAGCGGTAAAGCTACCTTCTAAATCTGATCTTAGCGGTATGACTAAGATAGAAATAGAAGAGGAGATGCGGTTTCATGGGTTAGAGTTAGATCGCAGAAAGTCTAAGAATGATTTGGTTAAAGAAGCTGTTGCTTATTTAAAGAGTATGTAATGCCAGACCCAAAGAAAGGAACAGGTAAGAAACCGAAAGGTAGTGGTAGAAGACTCTATACTGACGAAAACCCTAGAGATACAGTACGTATAAAATACGCCACTGTGCAAGATGCTAGGGACACAGTAAAAAAAGTTAAGAATGTGAATAAGCCTTTTGCTCGAAAGATACAGATACTGACCGTGCTTGAACAAAGAGCTAAAGTGGCAGGTAAACCACAACAGGCAGCTATAGCTAAACGTGGAAAAGAAGCTCTGAGAAGAGCTAGAAAAGGTAAGTAATTATGACAACATCAGGCACTACAGCGTTTGACATGGATTTTACAGAGATCGCTGAAGAAGCGTGGGAACGGGCTGGACGAGAGATGCGTTCTGGTTACGATTTACGTACAGCACGTAGGTCTATGAATTTAATGACAATAGAGTGGCAGAACCGTGGTATTAATTTGTGGACGATAGAAGAGGGAACTGTAACTTTAACTAAAGGCTCCTCTCAGTACACACTACCCGCAGACACGATAGATTTACTAGAGCAAGTTATAAGAACGAATTCTGGTAATACGTCTACGCAATCTGACCTTACATTAAATAGAATAGGCGTTAGCACCTTTGCTTCCATACCCAATAAGTTAACTGAGGGTAGACCTATACAGGTGTGGATAGATAGGCAAAGAGATGCACCTGTGTTGAATCTATGGCCTGTCCCAGATAAAAACGATACTTATGTCATAGCGTATTGGCGTATCAGACGTATCCAAGACGCAGGTAGCGGAGTGCAAACAGCAGATATGAATTACAGGTTTTTACCTTGTTTGGTTGCAGGGTTAGCTTACAACATAGCTTTGAAGGTGCCTGAATTAATGGATAGAGTGCCGATGTTAAAAACAGTGTACGAAGAGGCATTTGCTTTAGCAGCCGCAGAAGATAGAGAAAAAACTTCTGATTATTACGTACCGCGCATAGGAGCCATATAGTGGCTAGGTACGCTTCTGCAAAAATAGCGGTAGCAGAGTGTGACGTTTGCGGGTTTCGGTATAAACTAAAAGAACTAAAAAATCTTATAGTAAAAGGGCGAGATACAAACATAAAAGCTTGTCCTGAATGTTGGAACCCAGACCAACCACAACTTAGGTTGGGAGAGTTTCCGGTAGATGACCCGCAAGCTATACGTGACCCAAGACCAGATTTTGCAGGTCGAGAGAGTAGTAGAAAGATACAATGGGGTTGGAATCCTGTGGGTAATGGTAACAATCCTTTTGATCTAACAGATAACGATTTGGTTGGAACTGGAAGTGTGGGTTCCGTAACAGTCACCACAACATAAGGATGTAATTATGTTATTTGAAGAACCAAAGAACAAAAAGAAGAAAAAGAAGAAAGTGGACAACTCTAAAGGTGTAAAGATACGCGGCACAGGAGCAGCCACTAAAGGTCTGTATGCAAGAGGCCCGATGGCATAACTTATGAACTATACTGAGTTAAAGGCAAATATTCAGGACATATGTGAGACTACTTTCACAGATGATCAGTTAAAGCTGTTCACTCAACAAGCCGAGCAGAAAATATACAATACCGTTCAGTTTCCTGCGTTACGTAAAAACCAAACAGGTAACATGAGTAGTGGAAACAAATACCTGACTCTACCTACTGATTTTTTGTGGTCGTATTCTTTAGCTATTATAAGTTCAAGTGAATACATATACCTTTTGAATAAAGACGTAAATTTTATACGAGAAGCCTACCCCAACCCAGCTACAACGGGTGTTCCTAAACATTATGCGTTTTTTACAGACGAGTCTTTAATTATAGGTCCAACTCCTAACGCAGCATTTGACGTTGAGTTTCATTATGGGTACTACCCAGAATCAATAGTTACCGCTAGTACATCTTGGTTAGGAGATGACTTTGATAGCGCACTGTTGAACGGAGCCTTGGTAGAAGCCATACGTTTTATGAAAGGCGAAGCTGATATGGTCGCTCTTTATCAAAAAATGTATGTAGAGGCGATTACTCTACTGGGTGCCCTTGGGGATAACAAGTTACGAGAAGACGCTTATCGTTCTGGTCAATATAGAATGAGTGTAGGTTAATATGTTTGATGTAGAGGTAAAAGCTTCTGTAGGAGGCTTTGAAGTACAGACTACTAACGAGAGAGGACACACTCCAGAAGAGTTAGCGGCAAACGCTGTGGCTAAGATCATAAACATTGCCGATAGTGCCGATCCTGTACTAAGACAACAGGCAGAAGCGTTTAGAGAAAGAATGTTCTATGTCATCGTACATGCTTTGAATCAAGCTATTAAAAGTGATAGAACTACACTCTATAATGAATTTAAGAAGCAGGGCCACGCTGATGTGGCTGAAACACTGAGGAAACTATAATGGCTATAACGCAAGCGTTATGTACATCGTTCAAGCAAGAGATACTACAGGGTATACATAATTTTACTAATGGTTCTGGTGGAGGCACCACTACTTCTACTGGCACTGGTAATACTTTTAAAATAGCTTTGTTTACTAGTAGTGCTAGTCTTGGAGCGAGTACAACTGCTTATGCCGATAGTAACCAAGCGTCTGGAACAGGGTATTCAGCAGGAGGTAATACGTTAACTAACGTAACCCCTACAACCTCAAGCACCACGGCATTGGTAGATTTTGCGGACACTACATGGAGTAGTTCTACCATAACGGCCAGAGGAGCACTTATATATAATTCTTCAACCACGGCAGGGTCTGCAAATAGGGCGGTGGCAGTATTAGACTTTGGTACTGATAAGACAACTAGTTCTGGGGACTTTACAATAACTTTCCCAACCGCAGACGCAAGTAGCGCAATAATTAGGATTGCTTAATGTCTAATGTAAACATAGTCTTTGAAGGCTATAACAGTATAACTCAAGGTTATAACGAAGGTGGTTATAACCAAGACATAGCTTTTACAGGACTAACTAGCGCACTAGGTAGTGTTACTGCTACAGACGGAACGGGGATAAATGTTACTGGAGTCTCAGCCAGTGCCACGGTTGGTAATACAACAGAAACGGCTGGTGGAGGTATATCATTAGGTGTTACAGGTGTAGCGGGTACATCAGCACTCAGTTCCGTGAGTATATGGTCTGAGGTAGACCCTAGCCAAACACCTAACTACCAAGCTATATCAACCACACAAACACCAAATTGGACGGACATAGCGGCATAAATTATGGCAACCTATGAAAATAATTTAGTAGTAGCAGAACCCGCAGATGGAGAAAGTGGCTGGGGTACACTTACCAACACTAGCTTAGAACTAATAGGCGAAGCATTAGGTATAGGCACAGAAGCCATAGTCACTAATGCAAACACGCACAATACAATTATTGCTCAAGGGGCTACTGACCCCGGAAGAGCCATGCATCTTCAGTACACAGGCACACTAGACTCTACTTGTACGATCACTATTTCGCCCAATACTATAAAACGAGTACAGATTATTGAGAATGCGACCAGCGGTGGTCAGTCGATCATTATCAAGCAAGGTTCTGGTTCTACAGTCACTATCCTTGCTGGAACAAAAAGGATCGTATATCTTGACGGAGCAGCGGGTAGTGCAGCAGTTGTGGATGTTACGGCAGCGGCTTTTGGCGCACAGGCTTTTTATGTCCCATCTGGGACTACAGGAAACAGACCAACAGGTGTCGCA